TACTAAGCGATCTGCGCGATTTGTTACTTGTTTGTACCAACGTGAGTCTACCATTTCGTCTGCAGCTGCATCCCAATCTTGAGCATCTACTCCGCGCTTCATACCTTTGAATTGAGATAATCTCGGTCTACCCATATTAAACATCATATTTGCAATAATCAGCTGAACTTCTTCAGGCAGACCAATAAAGTCAGAATATAGATGTGTGCATTCTGATAACACAATTTCTACGTCTTTTTCGAAACACTCATTGACTCTATCTTCTGATACAGGTGTTCCAACATCTTCTCCGTGCTCTACATCGCTATCGAGAACGAGATGGCCAATACCAAAAGTAGGTAAGCCTAGGTGATCCAAATATATTTCGTATTTGACTCCTTCATCGATTTTTAATTCTTCTCTTAATGTATCAATATTCATTTGTTTCCTCACAATCACAATTAGTGCATATTTCATTAACGCAGTTAAGACATTCTTGATTATCGCAATGACAAACACATTTACAGTTATTACAGTATTTTTCCATGTTGACTCCTAGAATATTAAAAGGGACATTGCTGTCCCTTCTATTTATACTTTTTTAGACAAGTAGTCGTTTTCGTCTTCAGTATATGGCCACATTACGATCTCTTTTCGTATTCTGCTGCAGTTTTGTCATTTAATTGCATAATAATATGCTTTAAATCTTCATCTTTGCCATAGAATCCAAGTTGCTGTAGTTGTCTAGCAACTTCTGCATTTGCAGCCAATTGTCTGTTTCTTACCATAGATTGGACAGTATTTTTAATTGCTTTCGCAACATATTCACATATTTGACATGTGGCATTGTATGTTGTAGTTAAAGTTGTCATTTAATTTTCCTCGTTAATTAATTGTAATTTTACGAGGTCGCTTCTCTTCTGGTAGGACTACCTTTAATTGAACAGATAGTATTCCATCCTGAATGTCTGCACCGTCTACTTCCGTATATTCGGACAGTCTAAATGATCTTGAAAACTTTCGAGCACTAATACCTTTATGGACATATGCGTCTTGTTCTCTACGCTTAGGTCTATCACCAGTAATGTTCATAACGTGGTCTTTTACTTCAATATCGATATGTTCTTTTTTGAATCCGGCTACAGCCATCTCAATTTCATATGTCATATTGCTGTGCTTAACAACGTTATATGGTGGATAAGTATCTTTCGCATGGCTATGAATATTTTCTAGCTGGTCGAAAATGTGATCGAATCCCAAGAAAGCGTTTCTCGGGTAAATAAAGTTTTTAGTCATATGTGCCTCCTATTGACTAGCAAGGTTATTGTATGAACCCGCTAATGCGGCGTTCATTACTATATATACGATTTGACTCGTATTACTTATTCCCAATATTATATTTTGGTTGTAATATCCAATTATTTTTTTCTTTAAAGGGAATGATTTTAATTTGTCTTAATGGTGCTAATGGTTGAGCTTGATTTCTGTCTTCCATTGACAGTAATCCCCAATCGCTCATAAGAGTAGCGATTGTGTTACGTCGAGCAATATCATTTTCTTCTAAATTAGACTTCTTACCATCGAGTAAAAAGAGCTCTTTAAAATGCACGATAAAGTATCGCCCTTGTTTATGCAGAATATGGCATGATTGAAAGAGCGTATTGTCTTTTCTTGATGCTACACCTATGCGAGTTAATGTTTCTCTCACTTTGAGAAAATCGTCAGGTTCGTCTAAAACAACTTCTAACATAGATGAAGTCGTCCATTCGACAATGTTGTTATCTTTTTCCACCTCGATATACCTTCTTCTTTAATTCATTAATCTGATCAGCAGACAGAAGGGAGTGGATTTGTTTTGCTTTTTCATTGCTATAACTATAATATTCCTTAATCACTTCAATCTCTGCGTTTTCTTCTGGTTTTAACCATTTAGAGAAACGTTTTTTCTTTCTAATGATATTTATAAGAAAATCGAATTGTAAACGTTTGTCAATGTGATGATAGCGGTTCATTTCATTTGCCATTAAAACTGTGTCATGAAAATACGAAAGACCGCGATTTACCATAAATGGATTGTATGCTTTTTCAGCGATATCATCAACCATAATATTTTTTTTACCATTTGTTATTTCATTTACGTATACGAATGGATTCATTTCCACATCTCCACACCACCAGTGTAATTATCTAAATCTAAATTAGTTTCAAGTATTTCTTTAGTAAACGCTATTGTGCTTACTGTATTCAGATGAGTTTTATTCCAATATAGCTGAGGAACTGTTTTGTGGCCTTTACTTCTCATAAACTCTTTTGCTTTAGTATCTTCCATAATATTAATGACGTTATAGTTATAACCCCATTTATCTAGATCCATTTTCATATGATCGCAATAATTACAGCTGTATTGAGTATATAGTGTTAATTTAATTGAATTTGACATTTGCCATTACCTCCGTTAAACAAGCTACTACGTTTAATTCATGATCAGCTACAAATGCATTTTTATATTGATAGTCTGCGAGAATTAAAACAAGCTGTGGTATAGATTGTGGTTCAACGTGCTCAGACATACGATCATATAGACCACGAAATATTGCTGCTACATCAGTATCTATATTGTTAACAACCCATGTACGCATTTTCTTAAAGTCTTTACTTTTCAAATGTACAAAAAGATCATCAAAGTTTTTGGTTTCAGATACGTCTGATGATTCACCACGTTGTAATTCATTAAGAACTCTACGCCAATCAGGCGCGTGTTTCATAATAATATTAGCTAGCGCTTTATCGCTGTATTCAATATTTTCTTCAGCTAAGATTGTTTGGCATCTTATCATGAATCTTTTGCATAGTTCAGCCATATCTTTCTTAGAAGTGTTAAAATTGTACACACCACAACGAGAATGTAATGGTTCAATAACTCTATTCTTGAAATTACAAGTTAGAATAAATCGACATGTGCTTGAAAATTCTTCGATGAAACCACGAAGAGCTGGTTGTGTTGATTGTGGATTTAGATAATCAGCTTCATCAAGTATTACAACTTTAAGACCACCTGATAAAGAAACGCTAGATGCGAATTGTTTTATCTTTCCACGTAATGTATCAATATTGCCGTCTTCTGAACCATTAATCATAATCCAGTCAAGACCTAATTGATTACATATTGCTTTTGCTACAGTAGTTTTACCAGTGCCAGCTGTACCAGTAAATAACATATTTGGTACTTCACCAGACTTTACAATCTTTTCAAATGTATCAGTTAAGGCGCTTGGCAGTATACAGTCTGCAACTGTTTTTGGGCGATATAGTTCAACCCATAAGAAATCTTTTGACATTCACGTTCTCCATAATATAATAATAAAAGTGGGGAGTTAACCATGACTCCCCGCGAGTCTATTAAGCGACTAATCTTATTATCCATCAGATTCTTTTTCAGCGTCTTCCATTGCTTGCTCTTGCTCAGCTTGTTCACACAACTGAATAATCTGAATTGCTTGATCGCGAAGACCACCGATAGTTGATAGTTCTTCACCTTTAATTGCACCACGTTGAGTCATTGCATCAATAACAGCAATCATTGAACGAGCTGTTCTGTTTGATACTTCACGTAGTTGGGTAGCGGTTTCTGTCGACATTTTTTTTACACTCCGAATGTAGATGTTTTTTCAAGTGCAATCCAATACTTTACGTCTAGACTAGTATGTTTGAATTGCGAGATTAGTTTAGATGAAATTTCTATTTCGTAATCGCCTGGTAGAATTTTCAAGTTATTTGTACTCAATATAAAGTTAAACGCTACATCATTATCAAATTCACCACTTACGTCGATAGAGAATACGTTAGATGTTTTGTTTTTAGAATCAACCACAGAAAGACTGAGTACGCCATCTTTACCAGAAATAGAAATTTCAGTATGACCTAAAGCTGAAGCAGCTCGTTTGAGTTTACTTAAAGTTTCATTGTCTAGTTTGAATTTCACATTTGCATCTGGCATTGTGATATCTTTTTGCGGTGTTGTTAAAGTTTCTTCTGATGAATAGAAGTATTTAACCTTCGAACGTCCAGTTGAATCGTTAACAATCACGTAATCATCTTCGAATTTAAGATTAGGTGTGTCAACTAATTGAAGGACGCCCATGAATTCATTCAAATCATAGATACCAAAATCTTTAGGAAAGTCGGCGTCAACTACTGCAGTTGATAGTACCGTTCTTGCTTCACTAATAGTTTTAATAGTATTCCCTGATCGAATCATCATGTTAGGATTAATGCCGCTAAAGTTTTTTAGGACATTAAGAGTATTTTCGCTGAGTTCCATTATATACCTCTTTTTAATTATTTAATATGTATATTATAACACGTTTTTGACAATTTGTAAACCTTTTATTTGATTTTTGAAAAATTCTTTTCTTTAATGAATTCAATTTTGTTTTCAAACCTACCGTCAAGTATTTCGCCTTTATGTGATATAATAAACACGTTCGTGTCGTTGCCTAAAGTATAGAGAATCTTAATTAAATTATCTACACCATCGTGATCAAGAGAAGAATCGAAAGTTTCATCTAATAATAATAAATTAGTTGAAACCGAGTTCTTCATCTTAGCAATTTGCCTCCACGTAAATAGTAAAGCCAAATCGATTCTTTGTTTCTCTCCCTCAGAAAATGAATCATATGTAAATTCATCTCTGTGTCGAGACTTAATTGTTTCTACGAATTCTTCGTTTAAATTAAAGTTAGCGTAAAAATCTAGAATTTGCAAATACTTATTTATTAACTGATTCATCACTGGCAAATATTGCTTAATAATTTTAGTTTTTATACCAGTATCTTTTAACATCTCTGCAATTGCTAGTTTGTAAGAGTATTCTTCGTTTAATTTAATCTTAGAATCATGTTGATCTTGTAATTCTTCTTTAATTGATGTTAGGTCTTTATTTGCTTTATTAAGATCAGCAGACACATCTTTTTCTAAAAACTTTTGGTTATCAGATATATCTTTTTGAATACGCGATATCTCTTGTGAGTTAGAAGTCAGTTTATGTACTTTATCTCGAAGCGTTGAAAGTACACTAGTCTGTTCTGTAATTCTTAATTCTACTCCTTGGCCTTCAACACCTATTTTTTTAAGATCTGATTTACCTTTATCGCGATCTTCTTCTGTTGTAAGCAAAATCTCAGATTTATGGCTATCTGAAATAGATTGATCACACACAGGACATTCGTCATTCTGCTTAAAAAAGTTTACGCGTTCTTCTAAGTTACTAATATGTGTACGCCTGTCTTGACTTTTAAGCATTAAACCTTGTCTCTTATCTTGCAACGATCGTAAATTTTGTTCAGATTCAGACACCGATTCAGCAAGTCCTACGCTAAGTTCACTATTTTCAGCCTGTAATTGATCGATAGTACTCTGCGATGCAGATATTCTAGATTCATAATTTTTCTTATTTTCTTCAGTTAAAATCGAAACATCACCTATATATTTTTTTTGAGTTTCAACTTTATTTTTTGTAAGATCAATTTGATAATTTATGTCTTTTATATTTTCTCTTAAAGCACTAGTTTCTTCTTTTAGTAATTGGTTCATTCTCGAAAATACACCAATATCAAGTAAGTCTTCAATAACTGATCTACGAGCATGTGCATTCAGTTGCATAAAAGGTACAAAGTTAGATGAACCTAGTACTACAACTTGATGAAATGATTTATGATTGAGTTTAAGAATGTTTTGTTCTAATATACGTTGATATTCTTTTGAGTGCGATGATTGATTAATCATTTCACCATTTTTGTAAATTTCAAATATAACTGGCCTATCACCACGTTTTATTTTAAAGTGCGCAGTGCCAGCTGTAAATTCAACTTCAACTAAGCTACCTTTACCGTTTATTGAATTTATGAGTTGTAACTTACCAATCTTTCGATGCGCTTTGCCAAATAAACCAAAAGATAAAGCATCTAGAACAGTTGATTTACCAGCACCATTTTGACCAACAATTAACGTAGTTTTGTGTCGTGTAAAATCTATCTCAGTAAAATTATTGCCGGTTGATAGAAAGTTTTTATATTTTATATTTAAGAATTTTATCATACTATTTCTAAAGCTTGGGCCTGAGTCATCAGGTCTCTCATCATTACTTTGATCTTGTCTTTATCAAGATCAGTGTCAACACCGTCAACATAATCATCCATTAAACGTGGAGTATCGTCGATTTGTAATCCTTCATCTTCAACATTTTCACCAATAAATTCATTAAAATTTTCTGATATTTTTAAATCATAAATGTCTTGTGATTGGATTCTATCAATAAACCTATCAAACAGAAAAGTATCAGATCGATCAACAACTACCACTTTAACAAATTTACCTGTTAACTGTTTTACGTCGTAATCATTATAATCTGTTTCTTTATCATTATATAATACTTTATGAAATAGAGTATATGGATTTCTAATACGTTCAACATTACGAGTTTCTGTATCAACAATAGAAAAGAATTTAGGATCATGCGCATCTGACCAAAAAAATTCCATTTGAGAACCTAAGTACCAGATATTATCTTTTCTCGATGATACGTGATAATGACCAGTTAAAACTAATTCAAACTTTTTAAATAATTCAGCGCTCATACCATGAGTATTTTCTACGCCTCTCATCATTTCAAAACCACCAAGTTCTAAATGACTTGCTAGCCAATCAGCTTTACAATTATTAATAAAATCCATAGATTTTTCATAATTATCAGAACATATCCATGGTAACATAGCCATTTTTAATGAACCATAATTCATTACAGTTGGTTCCATAACAATGTTCACTTCGTTCATGAAGTGACCTAATAGTTCTTTTAAACTATTCATGTCGTTTGTATTCTTAAAATAAGTGTCATGGTTACCTGGAATAATATCCATAGACATACCACGTTTACGCATTTCATTTAAGAAATGTTTACGATTATGATTTAAAGCTTTTATATTTACTACTTTACGATTGTCATAATAATCACCTAAGTGCACAATCTGAGTAATGTTATGTTTTTCACATTCCGGAAAGAATATATTCGCATAAAAATCTTCTGCATTATCTAAAAAGATTTGAGAAGAATTACGAATTCCAGTGTGTGTATCGTTCAATATTGCTATTTTCATTTATCTTCCATTATCTTTTGCAATTGCAATTCTTTGCCGCCTAACTCTCTTAGTTGACATTTATTATCATACATAGAGTTGTGTCCTTCATATCTTGTTAAACAATCACGAGCAGTGATATTTTTCCAAAATACTTTTTGTCCACTAGGATACGTAATTTCATAAGTGCGTAGTTTCTTATCCCACGACTTAGGAGATCCATTTGTCATATATGTGACTGTCATTACAAAAACTCAGATAAATCAGAATCAGCATATGCTGTTCTCTTTTTTCTTTTCTTCTTTTCAGTTTTAACAATTTCTTTTACTTGAGTATCAACAAACTTAATTCTATCGATTCTAGTTTTAAGTGTATCAACAAAAGCACCTGCTACTAAACCAGAAGTAGCATCACCATTTTCGTTAATCATATAATCTTCTGCACCAGAATTAGCAATATATTTCATTTTGATTTCTTGTTGTTTTTTTTCTTTTGCAATCCTACGAAGAAAAGCATACCAAGTTATTTGTGTGAAATACGCAAATGCATTTGGTTTACCAGTTCGTGTTGCTGCTTCAATATCGTAATTGTTTATAGCTTTCAAACAATTTTCTACTGCGTCCATAACCATTTCTTCACGATAGGTATATCGAATAAAATTTGCTTTGTGCGATAATCCTTCAGCTATTCTTAAGAAACATTGAGCTACATAATCTGGTACCTTTGGAATTGATATTTCAGATTTTTTTGCTGTGATTACTGTGTAAACATAGTCTACAACAGCTTGTGAAAACTCTGCATTATTAACGTAGTGAATACTTTTTCTTTTTTCACGCATTAGGGTCTCCTTCATTATTAAGTATAATTATATCACTAAAAGCCCTAAAAGTACATAATTAAATTTTGTTTTAAATCGTAAATATAATTTTATATTTGCTCATTATTTTGTTTACAATACATCATTA